GTTTAGGAGATAAGCATCAAACACGTACCAGGTCGGCTGCCAGGACTGCGTCCCAGTCAACGCGTTTAATTTGTTTGAGTTGATCGAGAGATGTGAACCTTTCACCCGATAAGGACATCTGAAGATCTTTGATCTCTCGTGCTGTTTTAAGACCAATGCCTTTGATATGGTCAGCAATCATCTGAGGAGTTGCTGCATTAATGTTCAGGCGCTGATCAGGAGGGAATGTCCTGGGCTCCTCCTGGGCTGCTTTATCTTTTACCTGAAGAGCTTTAACCTTTTTGGTTGCAGACTCATCAGGTGTTAACTCGGTTTTATAAGCGGTGTAAAGGCGACCGTCCTGGTCTTCGACCATGAACCAATCGCCGTTATCCCATTCACTTACAACTTTGACGCGGGCGCCAGTTTTTTTGTGCTGATAAAGCATAAGGACCAGGAGTAATCTCTGGTCCTAGTTTACCCTAATCAGCTAACTGTGCGGTTAGGCAGATAAGCTTCGATGTCATCGTAGGTGGGAGCTTCATCCGGCTGGATGTAGCAGATTTCCACGGCCAGATAACCAACCTTGCCAGCGGCAGAATCAGCATCAGAGATGTAGACGCCACCGGAAGTGCTGGTGTCGTTAGCAGCACCCTTGGCGAACACCTTGAAGGTGGTGCCAGTGGTAGCCGAGTAGTACACCACAGCACCAGACACGCCAGCAGCACCGGTTGCGGTGATGAAGGGGTTGGTACCGAAAGCTTGGGTACCACCAGCGAAGTAGATCTTGGCAGAAGCGTCGCCAGAGGTGGTGGAAGTCAGGTTGGCCTGAATCACACCTTCGCCCACACCGGAAGCAGCGGTAGGACCACTGGAATCGCGACCGAAGGAGATCACGTTACCGGTTGCGGCATACACACCAGAAGCCACGCGGCCATCACCCCAGCCAGAAGCCACAGAGATCGCAGTGCGATACACAAAAGCAGGCTGAGTGCTGTTACCAGAGATCACCATGCCGGTGATGTCGGGGCGGGTGTCGTCCTGGCGGTAAGGCGAAGGAACGATCACGTTGCCGGTCACCAGAGGAGAGCCGGAGGTTTGGGTCACGGGAACGTAACCACGCTGTTGGAAATAACGGTAGCCAGGGATGGCCAGCACAGAAGTGGGGCCACCCTTGGAGGCATCGTTAGAACCGTTGTCGTTGGTATCAATGTTCTTGTACCAACCGTTCAGAGCTTCCACCCAGTTACCTGGATAGATCTTTTTAGACGAAAGATAAGTCATTTATTTGTCCTTTTGTTTTTACGTATTATGTGAATCAAACGTCGCCGTCGTCAGACACAAAGCTGAATGCGGTGGTCACGAAGTCCTTGTTCAGGATTTCGAAGCCAGCGTACAGTTGCCAAATCAGGATGATGAAGCGGCTGAAGTCGTCGTTGTTGTTGATCAGCACCTGAGCGTTCGGGCCGCCGATACCAACGCCAATGGCCTGAGGGCCGAAGAAGTAACCTTGGGCCACTTCTTGGGAAGCGTAGGTACCGCCGGTACCAGCGAAGGAAGCGGTGATGTTCTTGGTCGGGAAGTTGGTCGACTCGAAGAACTTCACACCTTCGAACTGAACACCAGTCGGCATCACAGGTTCACCAGCCAGGAAGTAACCCTGACCAGCTTGGGGACCCATGTAGAAGCTGGCATTGTTAGGCATCATGGGGTTGCCCATGTACATGCCTTGGCCAGGGTTGCCGCTGTAACGAACGATCTCACGGAAGTCAGGATCACGACGCAGGTGCATCATGAAAGTGGGATCGCAGATGCAGCGATACAGACCATCAGCGAAGGTAGGAACGTTGCGCTTACGCAGGTCCTTAACAACGGTCAGAAGGTCAGTGCGCACCTGGAACTGCTGCACTTCAGCGGTATACTCAGCGCCGCTGTAGGTGATTTGACCAGAAGCGTTCTTGGTCTTGCCACCAGCGAAGTAGTAACCACCCTGGGTAGTAGAAGCGGCACCGTTTGCTTCGGCTTTGGCAAGTTCGTCAATGAAGACGCGGTCACGCCACCGGCGATAGTCGTCGAGCAGGGTCAGGCTGCCGATCGACTGGTGGAACATGTTCAGATTACCGGTGTCCAGCAGCAGACGCTGGGCGGTAATCAGGGTTTCACGAGCGATCTTGAAGGTCGAAGGCTGGGTCGGATCACCCGGATCTGCAGGACCGGTGTACTCCTTAAGCACCACCAGGACTTTCTCCTTGGTGATGTTACGGCTGTTGGCCGTACCGATGGTCTGGTCGGACACGCGCTCGCGGCTGTCCTTAGTACCAGGGGTACCCCAGAACTTATAGCGGTCTAACTGAACGGTTTGACCAGGCTGACGGGTGAAGTCGTGGACCACCACAGGCTCCACTGCCATTTCTGCGATATACGCAGGGTGGGGACGGTAAAGTTCCGCACCCAGAATCTTTGGAAAGTCGTTATCAATGAACACTTTGTTTTATCCTCCAGTGTCGCAGGAAGTGTTTTATCGGGTGAAAGATTCAGACATGAATATGTCTTATCTAACACAAATTTTAGCAGTCGGTAATTTATTTATTACACGTACTGCATAGTGGGAGCTTTGTAACGAGCACCCAGAGAATTGCTAGAACCGTAAGACTCGGGATCAAGGGCAGGCTGTTGAACAAAACCTGGTACACCAAGGGCTCCAGG